CTTGCTAAAAATGTTAAGAAAGATACTAATACCCCACGTGCATAGGATTTTAGTATGGCTTTTTGCTTCTTTGTTATCTTCATATTTTGCCCCCTAGTAATGGTATGTCGAACTCTCGGCCGTCTTTGTCGCCTGCTTTAGTAAAGCTGATATGGATGTGCCTAATATGCTTATTAAAACCTCTATAGGTGCGCCATTTATAATTAAGTATTCTGCTTGCTATTTTGCCATTATGAATTACGTAAGATATACGCTTATCGGTTTTTGCACATTTTCTGATCTGGTCAGCCAGATATATTGAGATCCCTTCGGATGAATCCAGGCGAGAATCCACATCAATGGCTCTGACACACCCAGATTTGTCTGGACAATGATCCGATTTGGTGGCGCTATGACGAGCATCACCAATCCACCCATCACTGGTAGAGCGGCGATCTGGATACCAGGTATCAATTTGATCCCTTAACTGCACACCAGCTGCACATAACCATGGTTTAGATGTCATTAACTATCTCATGTTCATTGTTAATGCAATCCCATTTAGCCAACTCAACATTTAATATAGCTTCTGAATGACATTTTGGTGATATAAAAATATCTTCTAATGGTAGATAGGTAAAACCTATGCCAGCGTAATTGCCTCTAATTTTACTGTTGTAACTTGTGCGCTTGCATGTTTGATTTCTAAAGTTTCCATACCAAGTTTCGGTATCTAAACCTTCAATAGTTTCTGTTTCGTCAATACCTACTATAACTTCGGTAACGATATTGTTTTCATCTAAGAATGCGTAATGTGCCATTATGCCCAACTTACGTTGCCAGTACCAGCTGTAACGCTAGTAATTTTATCTGATCCACTTATGGAAGTAGATAATGTTAACCCACCACCAGGATTTGAAATTGTAAATGCGCTTGGATATTTCAAAATTACAATACCTGAACCACCATTTGCGCCGTTATTAACAGTATCGCCACCTGCGCCACCGCCGCCACCGCCTGTATTAACAGTTCCTGCACCAGCGTTATTAGATCCATAAGAACCACCTGCGCCACCGCCGCCAGCACCAGCTACTCCAGTACCACCCAAGCTGCCTATACCACCACCGCCACCACCTGCATAAGTTACAGAACTTCCAGTAATAGAGTTTGCTGTACCATCTCCACCTTCTGAATGCGCATCTGTATTACCTGCCTCAGAAGCTCCACCGCCACCACCGCCAGCTCTAGTTGTAGGGCTACCACTTCCACCAGCAAAACCTTCAACTGGAGAATAAGAACCTGAATTTCCTGCACCACCTGAACCTTCTGTAACAACACCTGTTGCGCCACCCATGCCGCCACCGCCTGAACCACCGCTTGCGCCATTTGGTGTATTTGGTGTTATATCACGACAACCACCACGACCACCACCGCTTGAAGTTGTTGAATTAAAAACAGAATTACTTCCATTAGTACCTAATACATTTGTAGCAGCAATAGCACCACTACCACCAGCACCAACTGTAACTGTATAGTTTGTTGATACAGACAAAATAGAACTTGTTGTATATCTATAACCACCAGCACCACCACCGCCTGCGGCAATAGAAGAACCACCTGACGATCCACCACCACCACCGCCTGCAACTACTAAAGTATCTACACTAAGTATAGGTGGAATTGTGACTTGGTAAAATGCAGAAATTATATTTAACATTTATGCAATAGCTCCTACTACATACCAAGTGTTAGCAGCTGTTTTAATACATGCAGCAGATTTGTATTGTGCAAGAGTTGGCTGTGCAGCTGTACCACCAGCACTTAATACTGTTGTAGTACCAGAGGTAACTGCTTTAATAGTTACAAGGTTTGTTGCTTGATTTAATACTGTAATAACAGTACCTATCGGAAAGTTATATGTAGCATCTGTTGGTATTGAAAAGTTAGCAGCTGATGATTTGTTCATAGGTATTAACTGTTGGTACTCATCTCCGCTACCTACTGTATAATCAGCAGTCTTAGCAGTTTGTACTGTAAAGGCTGGTAGTCCATTCCACATAGCGGAAGTTACTACATCACCTGTTGCGCCTGGCCATGTTGACATTTATTCTCCTTAGTAAGATAGAACCCCAGAACCTAATTCACTATAGCCAAGTATAAAGCCATCTATGACAGGTTCTAGCGTTGTAAAGGTTGTTTTCCAGCTATTTGGGGTGATATTCATTCTCACGCCAAAGATCTGCAAAGTTTTCTCTATAGTCGATCCACCAGGCTGAGTAGTAAGCACTGTGATCGGATCAAAGAAATCTAGGTCTAAAGCTGCTACTACACCTGGATCGTAATTAGGGGTGTATAGGTCTAGGACTATGGCATCGCATCGGATAGAGGTTTCAGCTCTACTAGCCACATAAGCCTGGGCATAATCTAGGGCTACTGCATCGGTTTCCATTAGAAGATTATTTAAGAAATAGCTGTGCAAAAAGTACTTATCTATGCTGGCTTGATTTGTGGCTACCTGAGCAGTACCACCATATCTAGTAATGGTTGCTTTATTAAATACTAATACATCGTTTAATGTCCATGATGCATCAAAGTAATCTATACCAGTGCCATCATCTGCAAATACTGTGGGTGTGCCAGCGATAGATGCCACAGTTACATTTCGATCTTGGAATACAAATGAACCATAACCATCGACATATATTGCGCCATACTCTGATTCTGTAGCAGTAGTCAAAGCTTGTAATGCTGTGCGATTAGTACCTGGGTCTGTTTGTAATGTAGTAAGGCCTGGGTCAATATCACGCATAGATTGTGGCCAGTCAATTTCGTCCAATATCTCATTTACACGTAAGCCAGATAAATCGCCACTGCTAGCACCTGTAACTGTGCTTATCTGGGCTAACTGGGCTAATCTAAAAGCATCTACAGCTTGTATAGTTGTAATTGCTACTTCATCAAAAGATGAGTTATCTGGGTATGTTGTAACGTAACTGGTAATAAATCCTGAAAAAACTGGATAGGTAACGTTATTATATGTAGCAGTTATCTGTACTTTTTTCATAGGTGTTAATAATGTGTAATATGGACTGGATGGATTCTGTGGGTTAAAATCTCCATTTTGATCTACGATGCGTAAAGTCATTGTCCCAGTTTGAAATTGATCGCTTAAAGCAGTGCGGCCTCTATTAGTTTCAATTCTATTGATTCGATCTGATACATCTACAATTACAGATACAGAATCTGCCAATACGTTAGTACCTAAAATTCCAATATCTAACTGCATAGCTTGGGCAGTGGATGGGCCAGTGCTAAAGTTTATAATAGCGTTTACTACAGGTACTGTCATACTGGCAAACTTCCATTTGCAGAAGTGTTATATCCGCTTCTACCTGCTACTTGAATACTTTCAGCTATTAATTGAGCAAATTTATCGCCAGATTGTGCAGTGTCTACTGTTATGCGTATATCTTGTGCTGTTGCCCTCATACCAGATAATGGATCGTATCTAAAGCCTGTGTCTGCTAAATCTTGTGCAGTAACTGTCAAACTAGATAAAGGATCATAAGGTGTGGTAGCAGGTGGCATAAATGGCCCAGTATCGCCAGCAGTTGTTGAAGGTAGTCCAAACTCTTTGTTAATCTTTTCTATCTGGGCGTTTATTCTACTGACTAAAGATCTAACGCTAACTAGAGCAAAATCCATAAGACTTAAACCTGCTAATCTTGCCTGTTCAGCCAGTTTCTTTAATGCATCTGCAGCTTCCATCTCAGCCAATAGCTTCTTAGCTAAAGCTTCATTTTGATCTAGTATGGCTAGCTGTGCTCTTAAACGTAGTTTAGTTTCATCGTCTGTGGCCACATTAAGCGCCTGTGTTAAACCTATGCGCTCTAGGTCAAACTTCTTTTCTAATTCTTTTAAGTTCTTATTTTCTATACCATTTTTAATGCCTAGTAAACGTAATTCTTCTGCCCTAGCTTTAGCTAAAGCATCTGCTAACCTTTTTTCTTGTCTAAATTGTTGGGCAGATATACGACCAGCTGATCTTTGTTCATTAGCAGGTAATTCTCTGGCTGGTCTATTTTCCCTACCTAATCTGGCTAATAATCCTAATGTACTGGTTTCATAAAAGGCTCGGCCTACCATTCCTAAACCTGGTATATCGCCAAGCGTTTTTAATAATGTGCCAAATCCAATAGTAGTGTCGCTTGTTTGTTTAGCAAGATCTTCCATCTTTTTGGTGGTTTTTTCAATATTAGTGTCTTCACCCAATACTGCAAGCGCCCCTAATATACCTTTACCAATTTCTTCTTTTACATTCTCGCTAGCTACTTTTAATAAATCCATCTTGCCAGCGTAAGTACTTAATCTAGCTTGTGCTTGGCCTGCAAATTTCTTATTAAGTTCGGCCATGATTGCATCCATGTTGCCAGCCTTTAATAAGGCTTTATCTAGGCCAGCACCTAATCTACTAAGGCCTGTAGTATTGCCAGCGTATGCACGTGATAAGGCTGTAGTTACCTGGCTTAATGATCTGCCTGTGGCAGCTGATACATTCATAGCAGTATTTAAAGCTTCTTGGCTTGTGGTAATTGAGCCTGTTACTGTTAGTAATTGTTGAAATGCTGGGCGTAATTCATCATCTAATACGCCTGTGGCTTTTTGTAAATTTGCTATGTATAACTCTACGGCTGGTGAACTAAATTGAAAACCAGTATTTTTTAATTGTTGTTCTAAAGATTTGGCGGCTTTCTCATCGGCCACAAACGCTTTTACTGCTTCTTTACCAAACCTAATTATTGCTCTAGTTGAAAATGCTGCGGCCAGTGTGCCGCCTAATTTTTTGACTTGTTTGTCAAATACACCTACATCTTGTTTAGCCTTTTTAAGTGCCTTACCATTCCAGGTCGCCGAGGCTGCTACAAATATATTGGCCACTATGCCACCTTCTTAATTTCAGTTTTGCGTGTAAATTCCACAGCTGTTTTATCTACAGCCTTTAATATAGCTTCATATACTTTTATATTATCCTGTGCCCAAGCCTTGTAGATTAAACGGCCTTGCATCTTTCGGCCTGTTGCCCCACGTGCGCCAGGTACTCTTTTAGGTTTTGTTACTGGCTCTAAAGCACCAATAAATTGCTGGCTAGCAAATGGGTTATTTGAATCATAAAAATCTAACGCTTGGCTCTTAGCAGACTTTCTAACATAAGTGCCGCTACCTTCGTGCTTAAATGTAAATGGCGCTCTACCCTGTGGGTTTAATCGGCCTGCGGTTTCGTAAATAGATCCAGCCCTACTTACGTTGTAAACATATTGGCTTACTTGCCAGCCATTTTTGGTAGCAACATTCTGTCCAGGATTATATCCAATACCAGCTTTAACTACGCTGCCATCATACTTTGGGAATGGTCGTTCGATAGTAGAAGATAATGGCTTAGACCACCCAGATAATACTTGACTATTAGATGGCACAAAGCCTTTAGCCTTTTCTGCTACTGCTCGCATTAATGGATCAATAGCCTTACTAATTTTTATTCTTAAATCTTCATCGATAAAACTAAGTCCATTAAGAACATCTTTAACGCCTACGACCTCTGCTGGCATTTTTGATCTCCTTAGCTCTATCGGTTAATACTTGTACTATTGCCCGATACATTTCTGAGTCCATATTGATAAACTCGCTAGGCGGTATTCCAGTTTCGATAGCAAGTTGAGCAATACTATAGAAAACAGAACCCCGCTCTATTATTTTTTTTCTTCGTCTAATACCTCGACAGTTTCTAGGCTGTCTATAAACTCTGCATTAAATAAAGGTACTTGTGCGCCAGATCTGCGTAAGCACTCCCAGGCAAGGTAAAATATGTGGGTTTGCTGTTCATGCTCACGCAACATCTTAGAAATTCCTGCGCCATACTTCAATTCGAAAGCGTATTCGACACCTGGTGTTATCTTGTGTTCTGTAACTTCACCAGTAGCCCTAGTAATCTTTAGCTTTGCCATTGTTACTCCTTAATTAGAACGGAACTGAAGACGATACTGTTACTGCGGAGTTTAGCGTAAAGGTAACGCTGCTACTTGCAATTTCTGAGACGCCACCAGTACCCAGTGGGGTAAGGTTGTTGACCAAGATTGAAAATTGGTAAGTTGGGTTATCTGCTCCTACAGCTGTGCCCTTAACTGTAATAACTGATACAGCTAAAGTCTGGCCAAATGCAGCATTTAATGTTTGCATTACATCGGCAGATGCCCAATCATTGAGAAAGTCGATGGTAAATGACCCAGATGACAAACCCTGGACAAAGCGGTGTGCTGTATCTGACATTGTTGTAATTTCTAGTTCATCTACGATTTGATTGATAACAGCGCTGGTAACTAGATCGCTAATATCGATGGATGGTGTAGTAGGCGCAGCGGCAGTAGCCAATTTAACGCCTACTTTGTTATTTAGATATATGGCCATTGTTATTCCTCTTCTTTCTTAGGTTGTGCTTTTTCTTTTGGTGTTTCTTTTATTTGGCCTGTCTTAATTAAGAAGGCTAAATCATTTGCTTCACTCATTTTAACTCCAGCTCGTTAGGATTGATACAGTGATTTCTGATGTTAATAAATCTCCACTAGCTGCGTTAGTTATAGCTGGAGCGGAGACACTTGATATATTATAAACCAGGGTAGATGCCGCTAGTTTGTTTACTACTGCTACGAGAAAATCTTCTATGCCTTTTAGGTTGCCTTGATTGTCGAATGCAGGTGTTGTTA